AGGCCAACAAGTTCACCTTCAGTGGCTTCGAGTACCAGATAGAGCCGATGAGTTCTATTGCCCGTAGAATCTGTTATATGAAGGCAAGACAGAGTTTTGGCGCTACTACCCTTGAGGTTCTCAAAGACCTTCACGGCATGATAAAGCACAAGTACAAGATGGGCGTAGCACATATTTTCCCAACTAACGACGAAGTGGGAGAATTTAGTAAGTCTATCTTCAAGCCTTTGATAGCGGACAACAAGACTTTCATAGGTAAATACGTTAAGAACGTATCTGGCGGAACAGATACTACTTCGTTAAAGAACGTCTGTGGGGCTATGTTATGGCTTCGTGGTGCAAGGTTAAGCCAGAAGGTCGGCGAGTCTACCGAAAGCACATCTTCCAAGACTGCCGGTTTTTCAGCAGATAAGTGTGTATTTGACGAAGTAGACTTCATGGACCCAGAGGCGGTTATTAAATATATCCGAAGTATGGGTATGAGTCCTCACCAGCATGAGGTATATCTTGGCAATCCATCCCACGAGGACTTTGGAATAGACCTAATTTTCAAATCTTCTGACCAGCGATATTGGTTCAGAAAATGTGGGTGCGGCCACTGGACGTGTGCGGAGAAGTCTTTTCCGCAGTGCGTAAAGATTCGTCCTGACGGTACAGGATATGTGGGATGTGATAAATGTGGTAAGGAAGTACCCGTCTGGGCTGGTGCTGGTACGGGGCAGTGGGTTCCCGACTTCCCAGAGAAGTCTAACTACATGCATGGATACATGGCAAGTCAACTAATGACCCCATTCAACGACCCTGCGGAGATACTTGCCGAGTTCGAGAATCCGCCATTTGGCAACTTGGGCGACTTTTGGCGACTAAGGATGGGAAGGGCATACTCCAATAAGGACGAGAAGCTAAGAAAGTCCGACGTTCTGGCATGCTGTGGTAACGATGCTCAGGCCATGAGCCATAAAGGGCCATGTGCAATGGGAGTGGACGTGGGCAAGATAAAACATGTTGTCATCGGTGTCAAGGTTGATAAGAAGCGATACGAGATACTTAGGGCGTGTAAGGTCGATAGTTTCCAAGATATATGGGATTTAGCCAAGAGATACAACGTCAAGTCAGACGTGGTTGACATACGACCTTACGAGGACGAGGCAAGGGCATATCAGAAGTCTTCTGGTCACAAGACGTTCCTCTGTGAGTATAGCGATACTCAAATATCCGAATCAGCTTTTAACGACAATACGGGAGTAGTCAAGGCTCACCGGACTGGCATCTTCGACCAGACGCACCGATTGTTTCTCGAAGGTTACATTCGACTCCCAAGACAATGCCCGGAGATAGAGGAGTTTGCAAGACAGTGTTGCAACTGTGCAAGGTTCGAGGAGAAGGACAAACGAAGTGGAACGGTAGTAAACAGATACCGACCAACTGGAGACAGACAGGAGCATTTCCGCAATGCCTTGAACTACTTCATCCTGGCGGCCAGCGGTCATAGGATAGCCACCGTAAACCCATATAAAAAGAAAAGACAGCTTAACGCAGGACTAAGGTGAAAATATGCCAGACGATAGAGCAATAGAACTAATCGCAGTATTTGATAAAGAATGGGGTGCGGACTCTAACTTCAGGAGCATATATCAAGAAGTTGCTGATGTCATGTTCCCACGAGAGAACTCTATAACCAGAACCCGTGCGAAAGGTGAGGTCATTGGTCGTGAGATAGTTGATACGACTGGCCTTACAGCTTCTATTGACATGGCCGCCGGTCTGTCGATAAACCTATTTCCACCTGGAGACAAGTTTTATAACGTCTTAATGCAGGACGCTGAACTTAATAAGATACCTGCCGTAAAGAGAAAACTTGCCCAGATAACAGAAATATCACACGAGAAACGAGCCAATTCAAACTTCATCTTACAGGCTAACGAGACGTTAAGGTCGTTGGGAACATTTGGTACAGGCTGTATGTTCTCCGAGTGGAAACCTGAAGTTGGGTTAAACTACAAAGACTACGATGTTGGCATGTATACTTTCCTTGAAAACGAACAAGGACTTGTCGATACTCTAATGGTTGAGTTTCCATTCACTGCAAAGCAGGCTTTCCAGAAGTGGGGAAAAGAGGCTGGAGAGACCGTCTTAAAGAAAATGGAAGACCCCAAGACTTATAGTGATGAGTTCAAGTTCGTCTGGATAGTCAGGCCAAGAGACCTTGCCAAGCAAAAAGGCAAAGACGCTAAGGGTATGCCATTTGAGTCTCTTTTCATTTCAAGAACAGATAAGACGGTTGTAGAGGAAAGTGGATTCCCAGAGTTCCCGTTCCAAGTTCCGAGATGGACAAAATCGTCGAGTGAGAAATGGGGCAGGGGAGTTGGCACATTTGCATACGGTGTAGTTAAGACGTTACAAACACAGGACTTGGCCCTGACTAATTGCGCCAATCTTCACAACAACCCGCCAAAGGAAGTTTTAGATACTTTTGAAGGCGAAGTCAGGGTAAAAGAAGGCGACCTAAACTACGTCTCGCAGATGAACTCGATACAGGCAATCCAACAGCAGGCTCTTGGCAACTTCGTTATCACAAAAGACCTACTTGAGATGAAGCAGAACATTGTCAGGAAGATGTTCTACAATGACGCTTTCAATCAACTCGAACAACTCAAGGGCGACCGAAGGAACGAACTTGAAATAAGGTCACGACTGGCCGAGGGGCTTAGGAAGCTCGTCATGCCGGTAGGCAGGATTCAGTCCGAATGGCTTACAGGTCAGGTCACAAGAGACATTAAGCTGCTTGAAAGAAACGGCGTGTTCGGCGAAATGCCAACCGAAATGGAAGGTAAACCATTCAAGATAGAGTACATCGGCAGACTTGCCCTTGAACTTCAGGCCGCCCAGTCTATGGGCTGGCTGAGATGGGTTCAGGAAGGTGCAGAGATAGAGGCCATTGTTCCTGGTACTCTTGACAATGTTGACATTGACGAAGGATACAGGAGACGTGGAATTACGTTAGGCGTGAACATAGATGATATGGCATCTGAAGATGAAGTTAAAGCTAAACGAAAAGCTCGTGCACTAAAAGAACAGAAGGAAATGGAGTTACAGATGTTACAGATGTCTGGTCAAATTAATCAAGGTTTATCTAAGGCTCCAGAGGAAGGTTCTCCGGCAGAAGCATTATTGAAAGGACAAAAATGACAACGATAAATTCAGTGAAACAAAAACGGGAAGAAGACAAAGAGGCCGAAAGAGCGAACCAGTTCCCAAGAAAACAGGAGATAGAGAATGGAACAGACAAACCAACAGAAGCAATTAGCAGAGAGGATAGCGTCCCAGAAGAGAATAGCACTGACAGTACAGAGTCTACTTGACAGCGAAAACGGAAAGTTTTTCCTAAAACTTCTAAGCGAGATGTGCAATGAGAACAGGCCGACTTATGTTGACGGGAATCCAAACGGTACAGCATACAGGGAAGGGCAAAGGTCAATCATACTCGGAATAAGAGCGCAGTTAAACAAAACATTTAATGAACCTAAACAGGAGAAATCAGAATTATGAGTGAAGAAAACGGGATAACCGAAACGACTGCAACGACCGCCGAAACAACGGCGACAACCACAGCGGGAACGACGACCCCACAGTCTTTTATCGGGGAAGATGGAACATTTTCAGAAGGCTGGAGAGACAAGTACGTACCGGAAGATGTGCGTGGAGAGGCAGTATTCGATAGAGTAAAAACAATTCAGGGTATGGCGAAGAGCCTTGCCAATGCCGAGCGAATGGTTGGTGCAGATAAGATAATCAAACCATCGGACAAGTTCGGAGATTCTGATTGGGATGCCTATCACATGGCTGGTGGCTGGACTAATGAGCCGATACCGATTACCGCACCAGAAGGACTACCTGAGGGCATCTGGAGTGATGAAAGAGCGCAGACGTTCTCTGAAGGGTTCAATAAGCTCCGACTCAATCCCAAGCAGGTTGCAGGAATTATGGAGATGTATAACTCTGATTTGGCACAGCAGCTTACTAATATGAATAACAACTCTGAAACTGCTCGTGACGAATTAAGGACTGCTCTACTTGCGGAAAAGGGAAATGCTCTTGCCCAGTTCCAGCATAATGGAAATTTCGCTATTGAAAAGGGAACAAAGGGCGACGAGGAGTTAAAGGCAAGGATAGTTGCAAAATACGGCGATGACCCAGACCTTGTTAGATTGCTCGGAAATCTCGGTGGAGAATTTCAAGAGTCTGGTTCTATACCAGTAACTGCAATGGCTCCTACTCCGGCAGATATAGACAAAAAGATAAGTGATATATACAACTCTGATGCGTTCATGAAACCAACACACCCAGACCATAAAGCAACTATG